ACTCGACTATGATTGCTGGCAGAGTAGAGAAACTTGACGCTGTGAAGCGTGCTGTGAAGCTCATGAGGGTCAATACGAATACCATTGAGCCTCTATTGCCTGTATTCAATGCAAATGGTGGTGTAGTGGCTTTTGAGCGTGCTGTTGATCCAGAAATGGATGCTAAGCTCAATCGTGACACCAACATAGCTAAAGCTATTGGTGCATGGGCTGGTCGTCATGTGGAAGAAGCTGAAAGTGGCGTATTCAATCAGATACTCGTAGATAGACTGAAAGCTATCTGGGATAAGGAAAAAACCTTAAAGAAAGACGAGTATGTCAACCTGTTTGGTGATTTGAACGATCCTGTACTGCAAGATGCAGTTGGTCTGTTCACGCCTGAAGTGAGAGCCATGATTAACAAGGCTTTCCCTGATGGTGAGTTTTGGGTCCGTAGAGACATGGTAACTGATGCTGTCGGTTATAGAGCAGCCTCAGTATCTGATATGTGGACAGGTAATAGCCGTTGGTCTCCTGAAGCACAGAAGAGCTTCCAGAGAGTAGCTTATGGGGTATTTGGTAAAGATGCCTATAAGCGTCTGGTAACGGCTGAACGCTTCGTTCAGAACTTTGTTACTGATGCTCGTGTGACCATTGTTGTCAAATCAGTTATCGTGCCAATGGCTAACCTTGCTGCTAACTTTATTCAGCTCATGACTCGTGGTGTTCCTATTCAGGACATCGTTCGTGGTATGCCTAAGAAAGCAGCAGAAATTAAGTCCTTCACAGAAGGCAGAGTTAAGCGTATTGAATTAGAAGCTGAGTTACGAGCTGTTACCAATGATTTGGGCAAGACACGGCGTATTCAGGCAGAAATTCAAGCAATTAGAGATGCCAATCGTCGTATGAGTATCTGGCCTCTCATTAAAGCTGGTGAATTTGCTTCTATTTCTGACGTTGGTGTCGATAGTGACCAAATCCTTTTAGCTGAGGGTAGGTTAAATGCATACATCGAATCACTCACGGCAAAGCTCCCTCCGAGTGTCAGAACATTCGGTAGATATGCAGTCGTTGCCAAGGACACATCTCTTTACAAGGGTCTACAGCGTGCTGTGGAATATGGAGATTTTCTTGGTAAAGCTGTTCTCTACGATCATCTGACAAAGGCAAAGGGTCTGGAGCCAAGTGAAGCACTGGCTAAAATCACGGAAGAATTCGTGAACTATGACCGTTTGCCCGGACGTGACAGAGCTTATATGGAGAATATTGGTTTGATGTGGTTCTGGAATTTCAAAATCAGATCAGCAAAGATTGCTGCTTCGATGATTAGAAATAATCCAGTGCATCTGCTTATGACAGTGGCTGTGCCTACTGTATGGGGTGCAGAGCTTCCCGGATCGCCTATCACAGATAATGCTGTGTCAGTTATGACTGATGGACGATTTGAATATTCATTGGGTATAGATCAGGCAATTCATGCTCATAATCTAAATCCTTGGATGAACGCTGTAGGATAAAAAATAGCCCCATTTCTGGGGCTATTTTATTTATTCGAGTTCTTTGGCTTTGTCTTTCCCTGCTAGGTATTTTTGCAAACTACCAAACAAGGCAAATATAACAACGGCTGCTAGAACATATGGTATCAGCACAGCAACGACTGAAGCTAATATATAGATTACAGCCGCTGCTACACTAATCAAAATTAAGAACCGAGTAAGGCTCATCAGTTACCGAAGAGCGACTTTACAGGTGCAGCAGGTTCTACTGCTTCTGCATCGTCTTGCTCAATGGCATCCAGCAACGAGCTACGTGGAGCCTCTGCTTCTGGTTCTGCTTCTGGTTCAGCTTCCTGTTCCAGTGCTTCTTCTACAGCAGCCTCAGATGCAGCTTCTTGAGCTTCCTGTGCAATGACAGGGGTTTCTTCAACTACATTTTCAGGAGCGTCAGGCAGAGTCTCATCCGTGTTCTTACGAACGACAGCTACAGCTTCCTTACGAGGACGACCACGGGGCTTTGCATCAGCAGAAGCTGTCTTGGTTGCCTTGGGAGCTGGTACTGGCTCTTCAGAGTAGGGAACGATATCGATCACAGCCTGCATACCTGCATCACCACGAGTGGCTTTGAGGTCAACAGTGATAACCATATCGTCATTGATGGAGATTTGAGTCTGGATAAAGTCAGAGATAGCCTGCTTGATCTCAGCTTCGACGATAATAATTTGCATATTGTTGTCTTTCTGGGTTGTGGATGTGGTCTCATCCGGTTGGTCTAAGGGAATGATATGAGCTTCCACTCGTGGATTCTCTTTATCATAACCTCCATAACAGAATTTTATTTCTGGTAAAAGATTAAAATTATCATCTGTTATTATTTTAGCTGACACTAATGTATCAGAGAAGAATTTATCAACGATAGAACAAATGTTTGATATATCAAATTCTTCTTGAGAACCTTTATATACATAGTATTCTAATTTAATTTTACCAAGTTCTGGAATGTTTCGTAACTTGGGTCTTACTAAATCATGAAAGAATATCTTTGCTTTAGCATTGGTTCTATGATGAGCATTACGATAATAGTTTAAGTTAAGTGGATATTTTTTACCCGACTTATTTACTATTAAATGTAATGGCAGATCGATTTTATACATTGGGGTCTCCGATTTCTCAGAGACCCTCAATATATGTTTAAGTTTATTTGGCAAGTCTTACGACCCAAATAAACTCTTAACGCCTGCACCACCACCGGAATCCTGAGGTGCTCCAGTGGATGGACGTCCAGCAGTTCCAGCAGAACCGTCCTTGATGGTACGCTTGTCGGTGACCTTGCCCTTATTCTTTTCTACCCATGCGTCATGGAAGGCTGCTTCCTTAACGTCTGTTTGGGCTTCAGTCATTGTGAGCTTGGTTGGGAAGTGGAATACCTTTTCGATATTGTTGGTTTCACGTTCCTCAGCAGTTGGAACATAAGTGCTTCCCTGCTTGACCGACTTATTTTCAAGGTTCTTTCTGATACCAAAAATAACCTTTTTGCCTGTCAGACCTGTCAATACATGGACGCTTACAGGCAGTTCCTTACGTTCTTCAGAATTCCAGACCTTAACGATCTTTTCTTCTGTAGCCTGTTCAGACAATGGCTTTTCAGTTGTTGCAAGACAGACATGATCGACGGTAACCATACCGGGCAATGGAATCTTCTTATCAGGCGATTCCTTGGTCGTGTAATAGTTTTTACCTTCTTTGCTGGTGTAATACACCGTCTCACGGTATTCTTTGTTGTCGTCGTCCTTAGCGACGATTACGATGCCCTTGGCTCCACCAGCAGATTGCACTGCATAAGCTACTGCAATCGTCATCGGATAAGCATCGGTGTCCAATACGGAATAACCACCCAAGCGGTCTTCAGTTTTTTCAAGACCTTCGGTTGTGACATCACTGAACATACCCATAGTATTTTACTCTCTTTCGTTTGTTTTAATTAGCTTTTGTAGAATTGATCCAAGTGATCCAACAATAGCTGAGCATTGTTATCGATGTAGGTCTGTTCACGGGGGAACATACCCATTGGAGACCTGATTCTTTCTCCTGTGGTTTGCTTGGTGGGTCTCGTCTGAAAGACGTGTTTATAACCAAGCATTTCATCGTCTTCTGTGATATTCAGAAGAGGATTCTTATAGCCTTCTAACTCTGTGAGAGCTACCTTTTTCGCATAAACGATGGTAGAAAAGTAGGCTTCGATACCGTTATTTTTCAGTGCTCCCTTGACGGGTACTGAAGTACGGTATTCCATTGCTTTTTCATCAAGCTCTTCTTTAATATGAGCAGTGATGATAACGGGCTTTCCAAATGCAACCACTTTGGTCTGCATTAGCATTTTAAAGTACTGTTGGTAGTCACTCCAGCCCTGCATGGTGTTTGATGAACCAATCACATATTGTGATTCGAACATATCCATCAGGAAGGTCATGCTATCGATGATACAGCCTGCTATAGCGTCATTGCCTGTACCATGATCGAAAGCTTCGGCCACCTGATATGGATTTTCAATCCTCAGGTTCATAAACTTATTCTTAAATGGTAGTCTTTTCCCAGCTTCACTGTTCAAATACATCCATTTTTCTTGGTCTCTGATATCCTTTAAGGATGCAGATTTACCTGTGGCTGGTGATCCACATATCAACACCAGTTGGTCATTCACGTCAGACATTTGTTCTCCGATCAGACAAGAATAGCTCAGACTTGGACTCAAGAGCCAAGAAAGAGCTACTCTTTATCTATAGTTCAATTATGGACGAAACGCTTTGCAACCGTCTGTAGGACAGTGCTATCGATTTCACCTTCAGGTAATGGGGTACTCAACTTGGCGTTGAATTCCTTAACCTTGGTAGTGACTTCCATCAGGCTCATACCTGAGTCCACCAGTGCCAGAGCAAATTTGACCATATTATTGTTACGATTGCCTTGAGCAATACGTTGGGCAAACCATCTCTCTAGATTATCGAGAGATTGAAGCTCTTTATTGGTGACCTTATAAGCCTCGTTACGGCTTGTTTTAGGTATGAAATCAAGAACGTCTAATAGCTGACCTTCTAGATTATATTGATATGACCCACCTGAGAAGGTTTCCCATTTTCTGGCTCGCTGATTAGCAGCTTCATCCAATTGGAATGGTAGCCATTCACACACATGGGTCATGAATTGACGGTACTCTTCTGAGTCCAGTTCCAGATAGTAATTCATAGGAATTAACAATCTAAATCTGTTCTCGTCTGCTGTATGCCTCTTGGTTGTATAAGTCATAAACTTATATTCTTTGAGGATATCATGCACCATGTCGAGTGACACACCACCATCAATATCCAAGGCTATCATATTGAAGCCTGACAGGACATTTTCTTCAGCACGGTGTCCACCTTTGAAATGGTGGTTAGCCCAGTGCATACCGTCCAATTGGGTCAGCTTATGAAGTCCATCAAATGGAGCTGTTTCAGCTAAATAATTGTAGGCATAGTGATCCGAATAAGAAATTCGTATCTTGTTGAGGTCTGTCTCTTCAAGAGTTTCACCTTTGAAGAATTCAATACCATCAACAAAGGTTTTTTTGATGACGATATGTTTTTTATAGCCCCATGCAGTAGCTAGGGTCATAAGCTCGTTACGAGCAGCGTTACCTGACTTATAGAAAGGCAATGCCTCATATAGATCAGCATGGGTCACTTCTGTTTTGACATCAGCAATATACCGAGCCAATTTAACATAGGACTTTTCTCTGTTCAGGATCGCTTGGAAAGCTGCACCTGACTCTTCTACGAGTAGCATAGCAGACGTTAGATGATCCATATCAATGGAGCTGCTTTCGTCTACAAATGCCAGAGCACCTGCCAGTTTGAGCACTTTGAAATACCTGTGGCTGAGTTCAGCCTTACGGATTTCTTCATGCTCAGGGAGCTGGTCTGCTGCTTTATCACAGGCACAACGATACTCGACTAGCTTGATACCTTCCTTGTCACCAAGGCTCATACGCCAATTATACATAGCTGGATCAGCCAATCGATAAAATTGGTTTGCCCATTTAGTGACAATCGGACTATTTGTTTGTTGGATCAGATTATTATAAATCTGGGTTGGTGTCAGGGTTTCATAAGCACGTTGATGTGCTTGACCGTGACCGAAGATACAACGACGAGCATACCCAATATCTAGGAAACTGTAGAATTGATCTTCATTATGTCCACCATCCAAAAGCTTGGAAGGCGTACCAAATAGAAGCATATTCGTAGGTGTCTTGCCGTCAATTTCTTCGTTACGTACATTCTCACTGCTGTTTTTAATCAGCTTCTGTTTGACTTGTCCTTGATCGTAAAGCTCCAGGAATAATGTCAAAGTGTCTGTCGATCCAATGAGATTAGAACCGATTTCGTCAATCTGTAGATTGATAGAGCCAATATTGCCCAGCAGAAGCTTATGACGAAGCTGTTTAACTGCTGGTGGGGTAGCACTATCAAATGTGAAGGGATAAGCCCCAGAGGCTTTAAATTCCTTCTCAATGCGTTCGAAATGCTCTTGAGGATCAGCCAAATCTTGGAGTGATCGTTCATGGGCCATATCCCACATCGACTTTTCAGATATAACTTTCATGGTGTCAGTCATGAAGCGTTTCTTGAAGTCTTTCAGGAATTCATTTTCAATGATCGATATGGAATGGCCTTTACCATACCCAGACGTGGCTAGAGCCAGTGCATAGATATTTACAGGCAAATCGCCTCTGTCCTTGGTGACAATGGTAGCTCTCATGGTTGATGCTACTTTGGCAAGGAAATAGGCTACTTCTGTTTGAAAGAAGCCACGATCAGTATTTTGTGTTTTATTGCATAGCACATCCACAATCTCAGTGATTGCAGGATGATGCTTGACCCCAGTAAGGTCAATCATACCAATTCTCCCGATGTATTTTATGAACTAAAGTATTGGTTCTTTTGTGTGCAGGCATCGAAACCAGCACAATACCCACAGGCTTTGACCTCTCCGGGTTTTTCCACCACAATACCTTTACCTTTTTCAGCTTTGTACTGGTCTGCTTCTCTTCTCGAAGAGAAGTTTTTAGTGGACTTAGCTGTTGGATCAGATGCTTTTGCTGGATCAGAATAGTATTTAAATACTGGATCAGAACGCCATAGCTCTTCATCAGAGCACTTAGGTAATTGTTGTTCTGGAGTATTCTTATACTTAGCTATTTCATTAAGTTTAGAAATAACCCATTTTTCTGTGTCTTCGATGCTCCAAAGTCTTATGTCTTTGTGCATAACTTTACGTGGTGGATAATTAGGTGAATTAACCATCATCTTTGCCCAATCGGTAAAGATGTAGTTAATTCTAATAAAATCACCTGTGATCTTATCTGGATTGAGCCATCGATACAATGATCCTTGAAGGATATGATCTTCGTCTCTGGTTCCGTTTACCCATCCCCATACAGAGGTAGATTTGAAGTCTTGGACAATACCATCAGCAATCATGTCGAATTTACCACCAACGGTCCAGCCGTTAATGTCCTTTAGAACACGTTGCTCAAGATATATGGGTATGGGGTCTGGATGAGCATCTAGCTCTTCATCTGAAGGGTTAATCATAACCCTGTCGATTACCCCTTGTGGGTAACCTAGAAGAGCCAAGGAACGGGCATAATTGCCTGTCCATGCCTTCTCAATTGCACTGTGCATTGAGTTGCCCATAGCACGAGAAATGTAGTCAACTACATCTGATGTTCGTGCTTCTGGGGGTACTCGTTCAGGTAGTAGAATTTGCCTTAGAGGTTTCATCAATGTGGTGACTGATATGTACGGTTTCTCCGTTTTTATATAGTCGTATTCATCATTGATGAGCCATACAGCTAGGGGCAAACTCACATCAGATGTGTTGGTTATTTTCACGTTAGCTGCCTTATCCGATCAGCACTCATAGGTGCTGCATTGACCCTGTTACGTAGTGCATTTTCCAATTGGAAAATCCTGAATTTCACAGCGGGAGGTGAGACTAGACCAGTATGGTTGGTGTCTACAAGGGAAAAATAGTCTCTAACTAATTTTCCCAGACTCTCCTGTGACAGTAGCTTCTGCTGAGCTGACTGTGACGATTGAGGCTGTTTGTCGGAAGAAATTTCCATCTGATTTGCTTTCATTTTCTTTATGACGGAGAATACGCTTTGCATAGTGCAGCATTTTTTGAGCACCATACAGAGGGTTATGGCCGGGTTTGCCATTATTTTGACGAGCATTGGCTGAACGCCAAATCTCTTTGAAAATATTAGCTTCGTCAAATGTTAGTTTTAGAGCATGAATAATATCTTCACACTCGGCTGTGTAAGGTGCTTGATCTTCACTTCGTTGAGGAAATTTAACCTCGACCAAATAGTAATTTACAAGCCCACCTTTGAGTTCAGTTTCTTGTTTCATTTGTCGAAGATCGTCTTTTGAGGAAAAGCTATAACACTACTTTGGAAGGCAGTTACATCAATAGGTGTCTCAGTGAGATTACCCATATCGGTGAAGTATTTTTCAGTCATACGACCCAAATCGATGACGCTCATAATGAATACATCGACCACATTGATGTTAGGGTCTTGAAGTTTTTGGAATAAAGCAAGTTGAATAGCTTGCTGAGCTTTACCTATTTCTTTGGCTCTAACGAGTCCATCTTGGGTTTTAAGCATGGTATTCAGCTTAATGCTACCAATGGCATTATTGTTTTCTGGATCAGAAAACATCACCTCTGCTGCTACAAGGTGAAAGTGGTATTTCTGGGCTTGCATTTTGGTCTCCGTATTAAGGGTTTTTCTTTTTTAGGTCTTCCAGCCCTTTTGCAATGACCTGATTTATTTCAGCTTCAGTTGCATCGTTAGGGATGGTGATCTCATTGGACCAATCAGGGTAAAATATCCCTAATTTTCCAGAGAGCTTTACTTCGTCATGGGCAATGTCAGGATGTTCCTGCCATTTAACTGCCTTGACTAGATATTTATTAGC